AGGCATATTTGAGCCACAGGTTGGAGATTTAATAACCGATAAGCATGATTTTAAACTTAACAAAAGTGATTATGAATCACCAAGTAAGTTCTTAATAGAAAAGTCTAATGAGCTGTTTAATTTGACATGTTTGTCACAATTTATACTAACTGAAGATAATTATGATTGTGCTTGGAGTGATTATCATTGGGAAGGGCAGGAAATAATTCAAAGAAACGGTAAAAACTTTTTTATGCCTAGAAGGGAAGTATAGCCTATAAGGAAATCATGAGTAATTAATTTTTAAAACAAGTGTTGACATATCACATATGACACTGTATAAATAATAACAGGACAGGCAATAAAGCAAGTCTATAAAATCAGGAGTAACGATTATGACAGATATTCAAACTATAGTTAACAATATGACCGAAGAGCAATACCTTAATCTGCTTAAGATTGCAGATGGGGAAATTTCGGAAGAAATAAAAAATATGACTGATGATGAGTTGCTAAAAGAATTGGGGGTGTAGTGTGTCTAACATGTCATACATTGTAAACAGAATAGTAATTATTATATTTGCGATTATTGGATGTGTAATGATAATTAGCTTAAAATTTGAAGAAGGGTTGTTATGCTTCATATTTTGTCAGTTAATTGAATTAGAGATAAAATTGCGAGATAAATGGATTAGTTAGGTTGGTAATATATGAGTGAGATATTTACATTTGTGGATTGGGTTTTTTTAAATATATCAGTTGGATTAATTATAGGTGTGCTAATTTGGAAGATTATAAAGTGAGTTGGCAAGAACAAGCAAGGGAAGTGTTAGGGTATCATTGGATTGTTACTCTAGCACATATGACGGATTTTAGTAAAAGGACTGTTCAAAGATGGCGTACAGGTGAATTGCAAATCCCTGAGCATGTAGTTGAGCAGATAAACGAAACATATAATATCTGGATAGCCTTACAGGGCGATAAAGAGTAGTTACGGTTACAAAAGATTAAACTTGTGGCTAGGAAGGGCTTAAAATTAATATAAGGGCTAAAAGATGAAGATACTTAAAACAGATAAAAGGCTAGTTGACGAGGGTTATCGTTATAAAATCGACGGTGATTTAATGAGTGTAGAATGTATAGATTTAACGGATTTAGATAAACCTATATATGTAACGGGCTTTATCAAAGCTGGTGGGTTTATCAAAGCTGGTTGGTCTATCAAAGCTGGTAAGTCTATCGAAGCTGGTAAGTCTATCAAAGCTGGTGGGTCTATTACAGCTGGTTGGTCTATCGTAGCTAATGAGTTTATCAAAGCTGGTGGGTCTATTACAGCTGGTAAGTCTATCAAAGCTGGTGGGTCTATTACAGCTGGTGGGTCTATTACAGCTGGTGGGTTTATTACAGCTGGTGAATCGCATGGAATAGCAGCAGGTTTATATATAACAGCAAACACCACAATAACAGCAGGTTTAAAAATATTTGCAGGTGTATGTACGTGGCGTAAAATATCAGACGAAGATAAAACCATTACATGTACTGAGCTAAACGGAGGTGCGACGGTTGAATATGGTATCCTTAATATTATAGAAGAAGCTGAATCAAGTAGCGATAAGATTATAACGCTTAATGGCAAGAAATATAAGTTAATATAAGGGGTATGTTATGGAAAAGTTATTAGCAGGAATATTACTAGTGTTAATAGTTTTATCAGGCTTTGCATATATGGGCTATGAGGATATGAAAGCTATGAAGGCTTGCCAAGAGAAATATAGCCGTGATTATTGTTTTAGGCAGATAATGAGATAAGAATCCTGAAAGGGAAGGCGGTGGAAGCCTGTATGGATATTGGTAAAACTTACAATACTTGCTTTAGACTTGTATATGGGAGGGGATAAAGATGACTAATGAAATAGAAAAAGCTGCAAGGGCTGTTATTGAGGCTGAGGATAATATAATAAGTTTAGATGAGAAAGAGAATGTGAGCCCTATAGAGAAAGTGGACGCTAATATAATGCTCGACAAGGCTATATACAACTTAAGGCGCAGTTTAGACCCTCAGCCTACAAAAGAGGAATGTATTAATTGGCTAAATCAGATAACAGACAATGTGTTTTTTAATGAAGATGGCGAAGAATTTGAGATTCCATATTGTGAGTCTAACCTTAAAGCAATAATCCAATACCTGCAAGAACCGCAAAAAGGAGTGTGGATAGAGAATACGGGGGTCAATCCAAATTTATCTGATTGTAAATTAATTATTCAGTATGGCGGTTATGATAATTGCGCTGATTTAAAAGAGGTGCATTCTAGCGATTTAAAGGCAGTTGATTGGGTTGAATGGTGTCCAGAAGATAGAATATATCAATACATGATAATTGAATAAAAATTAAAGGAGAAAGCGGGTGAGTAAGGTAATAGAATGGACTATAATAACTAGCTATATATTGTTATTTAGCTATGGAATAAAACAAATAGTTGATTTAATTAGTAATTATAGTATAATGTAATAGGAAAGGAACTTTATTCACTAAAACAGTGAGGATTTTATGCCAAAGTTTGAAAAAGGTCATAAAAAAGTAGGCGGTAGAACTAAAGGCACTAAGAATAAAATAGGGCAAGACGTTAAAAATAGTCTTTTGTTTGTATATGAAACAATCGGGGGCGATAAGTCTTTTTCAAATTGGGCGAAAGAAGAAAAGACAGAGTTCTATAAAATGTATTCTAAATTACTACCTACCGAAATGGAACACACAGGCGATATACAAATCATAGTTAATAAGAATGTAGATAAGTAAGTTTTAAATGCTCAATATCACAAGTTTTAACTTATAAAATGTAACAATATTATGGGAAAATATAGACTAGTAGCAAGTGAAATGTTAGCTTCTTTGCCCTTTGAAACAGAGCAAGAATTACTTGATGCAATAGTGAAAGAAATAGACAGTTGCGGAGATCCATCTTTAAAAGATGTTAAGGTTGATATTTTTAAAAAGGCTCATGGATTATGCGGTTATAAACGCCACTCTTATAAAGAGTTGGCAAAGTCAATAAATAAATCTATTTCGACAATACGTTTATATGCAACAAAGCCGATATGGCAATTTTGGCAAAAAAAAGGTGACGTAAAAAGATTTTTAAAAGATGAAAATACAGATTCCTAACAACTGGAAACCTAGAAAATATCAAAAGCCCACATGGAAGGCTTTATGTAATGGTGCAAAGCGAGCTTGTATAGTTGCACACCGTAGATGGGGTAAAGATGATATTGCGTTACACTGGGCTGCTGTATCAGCTATGGAAAAGACGGCTACTTACTGGCATATGTTACCGCAGGCAGCACAGGCAAGAAAGGCTATTTGGGAAGCTGTAAACCCTCATACAGGTGTGAGGCGTATTGATGAGGCATTTCCACATGAAATAAGAGAAACTACACGTGAACAAGAGATGATGATTAAATTTGTCAATGGCTCAAGTTGGCAGGTTGTAGGCTCTGATAACTATAACTCGTTAGTTGGTTCGCCTCCTTATGGTTTGACGTTTTCTGAGTGGTCATTGTGTGACCCGAGCGCATGGGCTTATCTTAGACCTATACTTGCAGAAAATGGAGGTTGGGCTATTTTTATTTACACGTCACGTGGTAAAAATCACGGCTATAGTTTGTATAACATGGCTGAAAAATCCCCTGAATGGTACAGTACTAAATCAACGGCTAATGATACAGATGTGTTTACAGAGGAGCAATTGCAAAATGAGTTAAGAGAATATCAATCGGCTTATGGTGAAGATGCAGGAAAGGCTTATTGGCTGCAAGAGTATTTTTGTTCGTTTGATGCTGCGTTGCCAGGGGCTTATTACGTTGGGGAGTTGTCAAAAGCAGAGCAGGATAATAGAATTACAAGCGTGCCTTATGACCCTAGTCTACCAGTACATACATGGTGGGATATTGGGCGTACAGATTATACTGCAATATGGTTTGTGCAATATGCAGGACGTGAAGTTAGAGTGATAGATTATTACCAGAATAACATGCAAGGTCCAGCACACTACGCACAAGAGTTACAAGATAGGCGTTACTTATATGAAATACACCACTTACCACATGATGCGGATTATGTGCAAATGGGTTCAAGAGATGGTAAGAGTGTTAAGGAGCAGTTTGAAGAGCTTATGCCAAGCCAAGACTGGAAATGCCATAGAAGAACACAATCAGAAGTATCAGATATTTTTGTAGCTAAGGCGTTTTTTAATCGTTGTGTGTTTGATAAAGATAAAACACAAGAGGGGCGTGAGTCTTTAGGTTCATTTGCACAACAATGGGACGATAAACACAAGGTGTTTACTGGCGTGCCAGCTAAAGGCTGGTTTAAGCATGGTGCGGATGCGTTTAGGTATTTAGCGGTAGGATATCAAGAGGACTTTGACCAGAACGTTATAGTAGATGATAGAAATACTTTTATGGGAGTTATGAGACGTAATACACACGGTGTTAGTAGACCTATAATATAACGTGTTGAATTTGTAGTTGTAATGTGTTAATGTTGTGTAACTTTTTAATGGTTGCAGTATGAGTATAGATAAAAAAGTCCCAGTATCAAAGAATAGTGATACCCTGAATTTTTGGCAGGGGCAAATTGCCACCGCAAAAGAATATCTAAAAGATTATCATAAAAGAGGCGATAAAATAGAATGTCGTTATCGTGATGAGGAGCGCGATACAAGCCAAAGAAATATAGCTAGTGGAAATTTTCTGTCTAGTTATAATATTCTGTATTCTAATACGGAAACTATACAACCAATTTTATTTAGTGAAACACCTGAGCCTGATGTAAGGGCTAACGACACCGATAGTATGAATGCCCGTAAGGCTGCAAAGATGCTAGAAGATGTTATAGCTTATAATGGAAAGTTGCCAGAAACGGTAAGCTCTATTGAAAGTGCTGTTAAGGATTTATTATTGCCTGGAACTGGCGTTTTACGTGTGATGTATGAACCTACCTTTGATAAGAGGGAAAAGGAAGCTACCAACGATGATGGCGAAGTTGTAATAGAGCAAGATGAAAAGCTTGTTTTTGAAGAGGTGCGATATGAACATGTACAATGGAAAGATTTGCTATATCCAAAATGTAAAAAATGGGAGTCGTTACCTTGGATAGCGTTTAGGGGGTTGTTTACTTACACGGAAGCAAAAGAAGAGTTTGGAACATCTATTGCTAATACACTGGAATATACGTATCAAGATGAGTCTGATAAAACCAACAGAACTTACACACCAGAGAATAACAAATTTGGAAATGCTGAGGTTTGGGAAGTATGGGATAAAACTAATAGGCGTGTTTTATGGATAGCAGATGGAAAGGCGGTCAATAGCCCATTAAGAATAGATAAAGACCCTCTTGAACTAGATGAATTCTACCCTATACCAAAGCCGTTATTCTCATCAACAACTACTGGTGAAATTAAACCAGTGCCTTTGTTTGTGTTTTATCAAGATTTAGCAAATGAACTTGATGAAGTATCTACAAGAATAAGAAGAAACGTAGACAGCTTAAGAAGACGTGGCGTTTATGATGGCTCTTTTAGTGACTTGGAGCTGTTAAGTTCAGCACAAGATAATCAGTTTATACCTATTAAAGACTTTAGTAAGCTACAAAGTAAGGGCGGTATAAAATCAGTAATGGACACAGAGGATTTAAACAATCAGATTGCAGTACTCGAGTCTTTATATAAGCAAAGAAAAGAAATTATTGATTCTATATATCAAATAATGGGATATGCGGATATATTACGAGGGCAATCAGACCCTAGGGAGACTTTAGGAGCGCAAAGGATTAAGGGAAGGTTTGGTACGCTAAGAATATCTAAGTATCAACGTGACGTGCAGAGATTAATACGTGATGCATTTAGAATAGCAGGGCAAATTATAGTTAATAAGTTTGAGCCAAAAACTATAGCTTTGCAAACGTCTGTACCTCTTGATGAAGTTGCGATTTATAAAGAGATATTAGAGCAAACAGAGCCTGCTAGTGTTTTGGTTGATATACAAACTGATTCAACAATAGCAGCTGATGATATAGCAGATAAACAGGACATAATAGAGTTTACTGCTGCGGTAAGTGATTTTGTACAGCGCACTCCTGCAATGGTTCAAGTGTTAGGCTTGCAAGCTACAAGCGATTTGTTGATGGCTATGCTTAAAAAGTTTAAGATGGGGCGTGATATTGAACAAGCTGTTATGGATAGGGTTAAGGAAGCTGCAAAACAAGCTAATCAACCTAAACAACCAAGCCCTGAACAAATGAAAGAACAAAGGGAAATGGCTAAGTTGCAATTAGATGCTACGTTTAAGCAAGCTGAATTGAGATTAAAAGATAAAGAATTAGATATAAGAGCAGCAGAAGCTGGAATGAAAGACACAAGGGAAGGTCAAAAGTTAGATTTAAAAGGAGTTGAGTTAGCTTTAAAGTCGTTAAACGAGGCGCAAAAAGCGGAAACTGAGGAAAGGAAGTTGCAAGCGGAAGAGGCGAATCCGCAAGACAATGCAATTGTAGGAGTTTAATTTAATGTCATTAAAAGGAGCGGTAATATGACAGAAGAAGTAGTACAAGAAAACAATGACTTAGCTAATAATTTGAAGAATGCTCTTAATGAGGCACTTGGAAAGCCAGAAGTTGTTATTGAAGAAAAAGAGG